TTCAAGTTATCCTGGAGTCGGAACAGCTGGAACAGCTAACACTGGAGGCGGTGGTGGAGGTTCTGGATGTCAACCTGGAGCAGCAGGAGGATCTGGTATAGTAATAATAAGGTATAAATTTCAATAATTATGACAAGTACAATTAAAGTAAATACAATACAAAACACATGTGGAGCAGACATCATAAAAGAGTCTGGTAACACGATAACTATCGGTGCATCTGGAGATACAATAACTTTAGGATCTGGTGCATCACAAACAGGTTTTGGTCGTACAGGAACTGTTGATTGGCAAACATCAATTAAAACATCAACTTTTACAGCAGCCAATGGTGAAGGTTATTTTGTTAATACAACAGGCGGTGCTATTACAGTTAATTTACCAGCAGGAACAGCAGGTTCGATAGTATCTGTAAAAGATTACGCACAAACTTTTGATACAAATACATGCACTGTTTCTCCAAATGGTTCACAAAAAATAGAAGGTTTAACTTCAGATTTATTATTAGACACAGAAGGTAAAGCAGTTACTCTCGTTTATGGAGATGACACTAAAGGATGGCAAGCAGTTAATAGTAATGATGTTGTAAATTCTGTAAGATATGTTGCTGCTTCAGGTGGATCAGAATCAACATCAGGAAATTTTAAAATTCATACTTTTACTGGGCCAGGAACTTTTACAGTTACTTGTGGTGGTAATTCTGCTGGATCAAACACAGTCGATTATTTAGTAATCGCTGGAGGTGGAGCTGCACCAGGAGATAGAGGTGGCGGTGGTGGAGCAGGTGGATATAGATTTTCAGATGGAACAGCTTCTGGCTGTTATACAGCAGGACCAGGTCCTTTAGGTGCAAGTGCACTTCCTGTATCAGCTCAAGGATATCCAATTACAGTAGGAGCAGGTGGAACAGTATCAAGTGCTACCCCACCAGGTACAACTCCAGGAGCAAACTCAGTTTTTTCATCGATAACTTCCGCAGGTGGTGGTAAAGGATCAGGACAACCCGCACCAGGAAATGCAGGTGGTTCTGGAGGTGGTGGAGCTGGAGTCGGTGGCGGAGTTAAATGTGGTCAAGCAGGAAATACACCTCCTGTAAGTCCTCCTCAAGGTTTTCCAGGTGGTAATGGTGAAGATTGTGAATCTGGATCACATCGAAGAGGTGGTGGCGGAGGTGGCGGCGCAAGTGTTGCTGGAACTAATGCAACTACATCACAGAATGGTAATGGTGGAAATGGTTTAGTATCTTGTATTACAGCTTCTCCAGTCACTAGAGGTGGTGGCGGAGGCGGTGGTGGAACCGGAGGAAGTTTTCCTAATGGTGGAACTGGTGGATCAGGTGGTGGTGGAAATGGAGGGACACCTCCAAGTATAAATGGAACAGCCAACACAGGTGGTGGTGGAGGAGGATTCCATGGAAATGCATCTTGTGTAGGTGGAACTGGAGGCTCAGGTATAGTAATAATAAGATATAAATTTCAAGGTAGTTAATTATGAGTGAAGTAAAAGTAAATAAGATAAGTCCAAGATCAGGAACAGATGTAACACTAGGAGATAGTGGTGATACATTTACAATTCCTTCGGGTGCAACCATTGTAAACAATGGAACGCAAACAGGTTTCGGAAGAACAGGAACTGTAAATTGGCAAACAGGTAGTATTAAAACAGGAGATTTTACTGCAGCAAATGGCGAAGGGTATTTTGTAAACACAACATCTGGAGCGGTGACAGCAACTTTACCGTCTTCTCCAGCAGCTGGTAATATTGTTGCTTTTAAAGATTACGCTCAAACTTTTGCAACTAATAATCTTACAATAAATAGAAATAGTCAACCAATTGAAGGTGTGGCTGATAACATAACTATAAATGGAATCGCAGAATCTGTAACTCTTGTTTATGTAGATGCAACTAGAGGATGGGTGCTAGTAAATGAAGCTACAAGTTTATATGGCCCTGCATTTGTTGAAGCAACGGGTGGAACAATTACTACTACTGGAAATTTCAAAGTCCATACATTTACAGGTCCGGGAACTTTTACAGTAACCAGTGCAGGAAACTCAGCAGGATCACAAACAGTTGATTATTTTGTAGTTGCAGGTGGTGGAGGTGGAGCTGGAGATGTCGGTGGAGCTGGTGGAGGTGGTGGTTTTAGATTATCAAATAGTGTTGGTTGCATACCCGCACCCGTAATGTCACCTTTAGCAAATCCTACAGGTTTACCTGTATCAGTACAAGGTTATCCAATTACAGTTGGAGGAGGAGGCGCAGGTAGTCCAAATTCTGTTGGATGTAATGGTGTCAATTCAGTTTTTTCAACAATAACTTCTGCAGGTGGTGGAGGAGGTGCACATAGAGGTCCAGGTGATAGAGATGCCGGAGATGGTGGCTCAGGTGGTGGAGGTGTAGGTGAAGCTCCTGATTCCGCTGCAGCAACAGGCGGAGTAGGAAATACTCCTCCTGTAAGTCCTCCTCAAGGTAATAATGGTGGTGATGGAGATACAAACCCTACCAGTCCAAGAGGATCTGGTGGTGGCGGTGGAGCTGGTGCAGTTGGTGGAAATACAACAAATAGTCCTGTTGCCAATGCAGCTGGTGATGGTGGAGATGGTTCATTTGTTTCACCAATTATGGCAGGAACTAGTGGAACAACTGGTCCTGTGCCAAGTGTAAGATATTTTGCAGGTGGTGGTGGAGGTGGCACTGAAGGAGCTCCTCCTATAGGTGGTGCTGGAACTTTAGGAAGAGGTGGTGCTGGAGGTGGTGGACAATCCCCATCTACTACAAGCGGACCAGGCCCTGGATTTGATGGAACAACAAACACGGGTGGTGGGGCATCTGGAGCAAGTAGACAAAATTGTGGTGGTCCATCAACAAGAGTAGGTGGATCAGGAGGATCTGGTATAGTAATGATAAGGTACAAATTTCAAGGTTGATGAGTAATTAAAATTAATATATAAGGAGAAACATTATGGCACATTTTGCAAAATTAGGAGCTAACAGTAAAGTTATATCAGTGTTAACATTAGACAACAAAGATATGTTAAATGCTGATGGTGTTGAAGATGAAAGAGTAGGACAAGAGTATTTACAATTACACAATAATTGGCCTGCTGAAATGTGGATTCAAACATCTTATAATACAATAGGTAATACTCATAAATCAGGAGATAATTCAAAAGCATTTAGAGGAAACTACGCAGGTATAGGTTCTGAATGGGACGAAGATAATCAAATCTTTTGGCCTAGAAAACCATATGCATCTTGGGTAAAAGATACTACAACTGCAAATTGGAAATCACCAATCGGTGATGCTCCAGCATTCACAGCTGAACAACAATCACAGAATGATGCTGGCACCCATAGATGGGAATACCAATGGAATGAAGACAATCAATCCTGGGACTTGACAGATAGATCATAGTAAAATATATTTGGTGGTGGTATGCATAAGAAAGTATTAAGCGAACAAGTATTATATTACGGTGATGTAGCAATGCCTAAAGATTGGGACATTGATAGAGATAAATTATCAGGCGACATCTTACAATCACAAATTCAAAACAAAGATTTTCCATTCTCAAGAACTTGGGATATGTTGAATACCTATATGCGAGATCATATTATTGTTGAATATGGTTTTACTTTAATCAACAAAGAAACGTGGGGAAATATATATAAACCCGGCGAGACTACAATTCCATTACTTAATATAGATCCAGTGGATCTACGTAACTCACCAGACTTTACATT